AGCCCCATTGTGCCCTGAAGGCCGGTAACCGGAGCATTTGCGTCCGCAGTTACCGTGACAGAGCCAACTTGACCGGTGCTAGAAACGCCTGTAACCGCCACATTGGCATCCGCCACGACGGTTACAGAGCCTAGTCCAGTGGTTCCCGCTTCCCCAGTTACAGCAACATTTGCATCAGCGGAGACTGTAACGCTGCCTACATTTCCTGTCGCCTGTAGCCCGGTTGTGGGTACATTGGCTTCCGCTACAACGCTAACACTACCTACGGCTCCGGTGGCTGAGACACCGGTAAGCTCAACGGGGATGGCTTCACCCCACGCTCCACTTGACCATGTACCCCGGCCCCAACCGGTAATGTTAGCCATAACGGACTCCGTTAGGCTATGCGGATGATAGCGTTAGAAGCGTCCGCAGTTGGGAACTGAACAGTGAAATCACCAGCAGTAGAGGTCTTGTCGCCGCCAAAATCCAGAACACAAACAGCATCTGTGGTGCCTGTGCCACCGCCAGTAGTTGTGTTGTAGATAATTGCGCCACGAGCCGTAATAGTGGCCGTAGTCCAAGTCTCATCGGCAAAATCAGTAAATGCTGTCGTACCGCTGGTAGTTGGGTTCACTTGTGTCAACTGCTGGCCAGCCGCTGTATAACCGGTTCCGGATACCTCATTAGTAGCCGAATAATCGGTTGTAGTAGCGTCCAGCGTAGCTGAGCTTGTGTACAGAGCCATATAGAAGGTATGACCCGTAGTACGGAAATCGTGCTGGCCCTCAAGCAGTTCCTGCTTGAAAGATGTGCACATTGCTTGAGTAATAGCCATGTTACAGTCTCCTTATTACGTCGGCTAGTTCAGGATGTCCTGCATCCTTTAGAGCGTTATATACCGTAGTTCTGTCACTACGGATAGCCTCTCTCATGTAAAAGGCCACTACCTTCTCAATGTGCTTTTTGAAAGCATTGGCCTGATCGCGGATGCCGGGATGCGCGGTATCCGAAACTGAAATAATCTTTGCGACACACCGCTCAGCCACCTCATCCGGCGTAAAACCACGGTTTTCCGTAGTATGCACCGTTACAAACGGCTCCTGTGGCATATCTAACTTAAAGCTAAACATTAAATTTTCTCCCGAATAACAAGGCCAGTACGGTATGCGTCCGTATCTTCAATAGCCTCACCATAGTTTTTAAGGCGTCCAATCGACTCTTGGAACTGCATCATGTAATTCTGGATAATGTCCTGTTCGCCCTTCATGTAAGTGTAGGCCTCGACTAGGGAGCCATACAGCATAGCAAGCGGCGCATTAACACTAAGCCACGTTGTGCCACCACCGGCACCGGCTGTCAGGCTGGCTGGGCGGTAGTAATAATGCAATTCCGCAGTCAACGCCGCGCTAGGGGTCGGGGCAATGATAAAATTAGATACGTCAAAATAGCCGTAATACCGAGGTGTACCCGTAGCTGTCGGGTCTGGATACGCAGTCTGCAAGAAATTTACGTCTTTGTAGTCTAAAAACACGTTGTCCCCGCCTGCGGTAATCACAGACAAGGAATACGGAGCTAAGAAATCAGACGGACAATTCAAAAACTTATTGCCGATAGTTAAACTACCGGTTTGATTGCGGCGGAAAAAGTTAAGCTGGACACTCTTGAAGATGCGCTCTTCCGCGCCACGGATGAAGATGTTCAGGTTGTTGACGAAAGTCGTCTCCTGATTTTCCGTATAATCTTTAATTGCATCCTGCAATTCAGTCAGAGTAAAGCTCATACTACCACCGTTACGCGGCCTACGGAGCCAATTAGCCTCGTATCCACGCCTCTATCTGGGAAACCGCCGCCGCCCACTGGTACAACCAGCGGCTCAATACGGTCAGGTCTCGCGTCCTTCAGGGCCTGTGCATCCACAACCTTGGGAAAAGGCTCTAATTGCGGATGTTTTGGCTCATATTCATCCTTGCCGACCAGTAATCCGTTCCATTCCCGACGCATATCCTTATACCGATACCGTAGTCCGGAGCGGTCAGAAATAGCATACGAGTCTTTTCCTGTGGCAAATCTGGCCATTTCTAAACCCTAAAATACTCATATTGAGGGGTTACGTTGAAAGACGCACGATCCCGGTCTTCCGCCATTGCCCGCTCAAATTCTTCCTCATACATTGCCTTCAATAGCTGTGCTCGGTTAGGAGCCCGTTTAATTGAGATGTAATACGCCAATCCCGCCGCTAAACACGGATACAGACGGAAAGGCACTTCCATCGTATTTGTGTAATCGTCCGCGTCATCCATTCTGGTCAAAGCATCGTAATAAACTACATCCGTGCTATTATCCGGCACCGGCCAAAGTTTCAGTTCTGGCGTAATCTGTCGATCCAAGAAAAACTGCGTAGGACGCCCCTCAGTGGACTTAGTCGGAATAGATAGGTAACTATCCCGGCTAATACGCTCAAGCGCGTAGTCGGTGCCGCTACGGCGAACTACGACCGATAGAATATCAATGACATCCCCACTTAGCGTATAATTGCCTGTGCCAGAGGTCATTGCCTGTGTTCTTTGCGTAATTGTCCACTGATTGAGGCCGCGGTTAGCCCATTCCGCAAGCATCAAATTCAGAGAACGACGAGCGGTTTTAAGGTCGTAACCAGTACGAACCTCAAGCCCACAACGCTCAAATGCCTCTTCGACATAGTCGGCGACATCTAGCTCAAAATTTCTGCTTCCGGACGTTGCCATTTTACTTCTTCTTTACCATGCCGCCTGACCGCATTTTCTTTACCATGCCGCCGCCGCGCATCTTTTTAACCATACCACCGCCGCGCATCTTTTTGATTGCGCCGCCTTTTTTCATCTTACGTGGTTTCATCGCCATTTTTCAGTCTCCTATATAGCTCTGCGCGTTTGTGGAAGATTTCTTCTGCGTCATACTCTTCCAGATAGTTGTCATAATAGCCTTTTTTAGCCAGTTTGTCTGCTGATTCCTGCACCTTGGACAAACGCTGGACAAAAACCATTGCATATTCGTCCTCAACCATCTGCATAAAGCTCTGGTCGTCTATAAAATCATTGGCCTCATCGTGAGGATGGAAGCCCATTACCCATATATCGCGGTCAAGAAAAATACCGTCTGATATTGCGCCGTTTAACCCGTCCAAAAAGTGATGAAACCGGTCTGGGTCTTTTTCAAAAGCCAAATCAACAATAATCACGAGGTCTAGTTCGTCTACCCATTGTGATATGGTGCTGTATAACGCCTGAGAGCTATCCTCATACTTAAATAAAATAGCTACTTTTTGCTCTTCCCACGCCTTTTGAGCGTAGGGGCAAGGTGGCAACCCGTTGTAATACGGGTTTGGTTTCTGTAAAGTGTGGCTAGACCATGCCATGATTTCATCGCATATCTCCCGCTCCTTGCCCGTATTGAAGAACATCATATTCATGCTTGCGATACCGACCCTTTTGTGCGCTTACGGCGGTTATTCATAACAGCCCCACAGCCCCGCGCAACCGCTGTTCCGGGGATACTACTGCCCCGAAAAGGCCTTTTTGCGCTTGTTTCATATCCCGCAACGCCGCCAGCCGCCATTTTCTTTACTTTGGCAGCCTTAGTGTTTGCCACAACCTGCTTTCCTTTAGCTCCCTCACGCTTCTTTTTACGCGCTGTTGCAGCGCGTTCAGCTTTTGTAAGACTTTGAGCTTTACGTCGAGGCAAACAACGATCAGGGTTACTCTTATTCTTTGAAGTACCGCACGGCCCCGCGATATTGCCGCTGCTATCAATTCTGACCCACTCCTCATCGACCCACTCCTGTAATTTTCCCATTATTTGCCCTTCCTTTTGCCACCTTTAGACTTTTTGGCATAATTAGGGTCTTTACAATACTTAGATGCCGCCAAATTCGCATAAGCTGACGGATATGTGTCAAAAGTGCGTTTTGCCCAAGCCTTTCCTTCGGGGCAAATGACGCCACCCTTCTTTTTTCGGACTATTTTTCTCTTTTTAGCGCAAGAACCCGCGCCTAAATTAACTCGTGTCATGCCATCACCGCTACTAACGCTATGACTGTCGCCGCAAGTTGCAGAGCAATACCGGCAAGGATAGCCCAGACCTTTATATCCAGACGGTCTATATCCTTTTGCATATGAGCAAGATGGTTGGTTTCCAACCGGTGTAATACGGCTTGAATAACTTCAACTTTCTTATCTAGTTCTGCAACTGTTGGCTTGCTCATTTTAACATTTCCACCTTTTGCGGGCCTGCCTCAAACGGCTGTTTGGGTCTTTAGCTGCTTTAGGGAATTTTTTCATTTGTCCCGCAGAACGCGCACAGAATGATTTGCGCCGCTTAGCGTCTTTACTACCTTTTTTAACCTTACCTGTTACAGCGGTTTTTAGTTTTGAACCGGGATTTGCGCGTCTATACGCCGCTACTCCAGCCTTAGTCATCCCCGCTCCTTTTTCAGTGGGGCGAAAATTCTTCTTGTTGCGCGGAGGCATTTTGGCTTTTTTGCGCTCAGCCACTACAAGTCACTCCCATTTTGAATGTAAATAAACTCCATTGACGCGGACACATTGAAGTCAACTGAGCCTGAAGAAGAAAACGCTCTCATCTCCAAGTCTGTTTTTTCTGTAAACCTTAATGGAAAAGTATAAAACTGCTCGTGTGTGGCATCTGTCAGGGTAAATCTTTCTTTTATCTGGAAGACTTCTCCGTGTGGCCTAGCAACAAGACTAGCATTCAAAACGGCTTGGGTGTTGGTAGAGGTTCCTGTGGATAAAGACATTTTTGTAAGGAATGCTGTATATCCTGCGGGAACCGTCCAAAGACTCATCAATGTTTGGTTGTCGCCATCCCCATTTATGGTCAGGTAAATATTAGCTGGAACCCCAGATGTAACCGTACCTGTTCCTGCGTAAATTGTGCCCGCGTTTGCGCCACCACTGCCTGCACTGCGAACAATGCCGCGATTTATCCGTAGGTAAGATTTTGTAGTGTTAACAGCCGTTTGCCCGTTTAATGTAACAACTTCGTTTATTTCGTTGTAATCGGCGTCTAGGCCAAAAACTTCTACTGTTCTCGCACCGGTGCCTGCGGCAGTGTCATTAGCTGAACTGCTTGATATAGTCATTACTGTGGCTGATGCGGGATAAGCATATAAACCGCCCTGTTCCCAGATGGTTTCCTTAGTGGCTCCAACAGCAGCGTTGTAACCAAACTTAAAAACAGTTTTATGAAAGGATATTTGGCCGCGGGCAACTTGAAGCTCAAACGGCTCTGAAGTCCCTACCCTTGATATGGAACTAACTTCACGAGCCATTCGAGCCTCCGTTTAGTTGTAAAAAACAGTCACCGCAGTACACGCGGTAAAAGCAGATACATAAATATCTGATACCCGAATGCCTTCTGCGGGGATGTTTACTGAGTGTGAATCAGATGCAAGAAAATCTAAATCAAGAACCGTTGCGCCGCCATTACCGTCTGTAATAGTTAGGCGAGGGGTTCCTGTTGTAGTTAAAACTTGTATCTGACGAATACGCGCAGGCCCAACACCGGCAGAACCGGTGGCAGCTAAACGCTTTGCTTTTACGTCAGAACCAGCCATTACAGCCCCCTATTAAGCTAGGTTGTTGTTTTGCTGATACAGAATTGTAAAACGAACTTCCCCAGCGGTTGTCGCCGCAGACGCTGTAACTGTCAAACGAATGTCTGCTGTTCCAGTGTCTTCCCACGCCAATGTACCACCGGCTTCAGTTGTTGGATACTTACGGCCAGCGGTTGTTCCACTTGCAAAAGTGTTCAGAATTGTAGAGGCACCGCCTACTGTATCCCCAACACTAAGGTTAGTGGTAGCGTTAGCCGCAGTAATAACGTCAATCACACAGTCAATAATCTGGGAATTTGCAGGGATAACAACATCCGTTACTTGCGCGGCAAGTGCGCCACCGGAAAGGTCTGCTGAAAAAGTCTGAGCCATAACAACTTGGCCAACATTTGCAATGTTAGTCCCAAGGGATGTGCCCGTGGTGTTTTTGATAGTTCCGGCCTTAATAGGTCCAGAGAAAGTAGTTGTAGCCATGTGTCTCTCCTGTCGTGGCTAATGTCAGCCGCACCATGCGGCTGTCAGGG